ATCTCCAAATCGTTCAGAGTTCATATTAGCTATATCCATAGCCTCTCTTTTATTTCTATCCCTTAAGTCAATTAATGTAGTAAGATATTTTTCAGCATATGGACTTCCTACAACTTTAAAACCTTTAATTATAGTATTCATATCCACAGTACTATCGTCATATGTGATAGTATTATCTGCAAGCATATAAAAATATTTTTCTTGTGCTGTACCTATTTCTTCATCCGCAGCAAGTAAACTTTTAGGAATAACTGTAATATTATCTTTAAATTTAGCAATGGCTCTTTCTTCATGTAAAAGAATAATATTATCTAATACTAAAAAAGGAATTAATCGTTTAGGAATAGGATTAATAGCAATTCCTTTTAACATACCTTTCTTTCCTCCAAAGGGAAGTTTCGGAGATTTCTTGTATTCATCATATCTTTGAACTTCACAAGATTTAGGTTTAATATAAATACCTGTAGTATCTCCTCCAAATCTATAGCCTATATAAACTTCATTAATCCATTCACTAGATAAAGAAATATCACCATTGAGTTTATCTAACTTATAATCTAATTCTACTTCAGTTTCTATTTCTTCCCCTATAGAGTTAATATATTGTAATATTTTAATTTCTTTTTCAGATTTAAAACAAATAATATTTCTTTCTATAGTACAATTTGTATCTGTAAAAGCAACTCCATCCTTTCCAATTGAAGTATCTCCTACGTATTTAAAATCCCTACTCATCATTTGAATTGGAGTAGCAATTACTTTACCATCACTAGATAACCCATTAGTAACAAGTCTATCTAGATATTCTTTATCGTTATCATCAATTAAATCTCTATAATTATCAATAAATTGTTGTAAACTAATTCTATCTCTAACCACCATACCATCCATATCTTCTACAAAATCACTTCCGTTATCAATAGGAAAAGCACAGAGAGGAGATATTACATCAGTATATACTTCATTATTAATTATATAATGATAAGTATAAAATTCTTCTGTTGCCCACCAATCTTGAAAACCTTGTATTCTTTTATAGTCAAAATCATTTAAAGAATGGATTAGATTTAGAATATGTTGTCCTTCTATTGCTCTATCATCAATCCAATTTTTAATAAAATTATCTGCAAACTTAACTGGGTCAGGAGCAGGTTCAGTAGGTTGTCCTGTATCTACTCCTTGTTCATTAAGTTTATTAACAATTAATTGTCCAACAATTTTAGTAATTCCTTTATTTAACTCATCATTACGTTTAAGAATTGCATCTGGACTTTCTACTTTAACCTGAAACCTATAAGGTAGAGATATATATTCTCCAATATTTTTTTCTCGTATAGAACTAATAAAATCTACATTTCTAATCTCACCAGGAAGTTTTCCAATTCTACTATTACTATTTAATTTCTTTAATGGTGTTACTAAATAGTTAAATACTTTACTATCTACTATTCCATTAGCAGCTTCTATATTTGTTTTAGTAGCATCTTTATCATTTAAAGATACTGCCAAATTAATATAATAATTGTAAGTAGGAATATACCAATCTTTATCTTGCTTTTTTGCAAGAGTGGTTCGTTGAGGTGGTAAATTAGCAGGTACATTCATTCTCCATATAAATTAATTGTAGATAAAAAGGATGTTTTAACTTGATTTGTAGGGTTACTTTGTTTATTTTTCAATCTATATAATTGTAACACGTATGGAATTAAGCGTAATGCAGAAATTCTATCAAAGTTACCTATTTTTGAAAAGTTTTGCAACTCTAGTAATGTAGGCAAATCGTTAATATAATGTAATAATAAAGTAGGACTATCTAATTCTATATTATAAGAAACTTGAGTATAAAGTAAATCTCTAAGATATAATAAAGCATCATCAATTCTTTCTTTAGAACTCATACTAATTCCGTAATTAGGATTAAGATTTATTGTATTTTTGTCAGATAATCCTTGCGCAATTGGGTCTTTAATAAGATATTGTAAAGCCTTCCATCTTTTGAAATCTTGAATTGTAGTACCTCTATCTGTTTCAACTAAAGCCTTACAATGCCAAAGTTTACACATATTAAGTAAGTTTCTATTCATAGATTCCATACTATTTGTTCTTCCTACATAAACAGCTAATAATTTATTAGATATTTGTGGTATAAACGGATTAGGATACCCCCAAATATAAATAGAGGACAATGAATTTTTAACTATAATTTCTTTAACATCTTTATCTTTACCTACTGGGTCATATACAGCAAAACATAAATTTTCAGCAAATGTACCATTTACTATAGGAGGAGGAAAAAATTCTCTTACACATCCATGAATATCATCATCTTTTTTAAATGGCACATGAGTAATATAAGGATGTGTAATAATACCATCATGTTTTAACTCTACATTAGTTTTAAATACAATTCCTCTATCTGTTTCTATAACAGCACCATCTCTGAAATGTATAGTATCCTGTTCTTGTCTAATATGGGTTACGTGCATCGCAAGTTCAGGAGAATTAAATAAATTTTCTTGTGAACCATTAAATGCTTCTTCTGGGGAGTTAGCTCTTTGTCCGCAATATGCTTGATACTCGCTAGGAGATAAATTTTTACGTTTATCTTCTTTTTGATTAGCATCGTACTCAAAAGAAGATATTAATTGACTATTCCCATGTTTATCTATATATGGTTCATAATCTAGAATTTGAGGATGGAAAAATCCACATACAGTATGTCTAGAATTTTTATCCCAAATATTTTCCATTGCCAACATATTATACCCTCTAGGAGCATAAAACATATTAGCAAACGCTACCCAATCAGCATCTTCAACACCTGTAGTACCGTATACTCGAATAGTACCTATAAATCCAGCTCCAATTTCAGTAGCACTTGTTGTTGCAGAAAGAACTTTATCTAAGTTTTTACACTTACCTCCTTCTTCAACATCAATTTCCATAGCACCTTTTCCAATACCAACACTAGGATTATTTCTACAAGTTAAACTTAATAAATGAGAACGATAACCATATTTTTTATTTCCCTCTTTTTGTTTTTTATATCCAAGTTCTATAGCAGATAAATCTTCTGATAAATAACCTCTACGCCAAGCAGTATTATTTTCAAACCAATCAAGATTTGTTTTAACCATAGAACTTGTAGCTCCTGGGTCAGTAAGATAAGTTATATCATAAGCAAGTAATACTATTGTAGAACCTGCATATAAATTCATAGTGTTAGCTGCTTGACTACCTCTCTTATGAGAATAACCTTTACGCCTAGCTTTAGCTTTTCCTAAATTCAAACCATTATTAGATATAAATTCATCTAATTTAAAATTCCAATAATCTCCATCCCAAAATCTAGGAAATCCAGGAATATGTTTTTGTTTAAATAATCCAAGATTATCTAAATCTCTTCTTTCCTGTTCAGTAGGAGTTCTATTGATTCGACCATAATTTAAATAATTATAATGGTCTCCTGTAATTCGTAAAGGATGTAAATATTTTTCTCTATCTTTTGGGTTAGCAACAAGATAAGCAGAAATATCTTTTTGATATAATTTACAATTAAGAGTTTTTCCTCTTTTTCTGTATTCTTTTTCTTTCTTCCAAAATTCAAGATAGGCTTGAGTACCTATTTTTGCTTGAGTATAACATCCAAATTTAACAAAATTATTTGCAGTTTTACTAAATTCTTCTGTATTTACAAATACAAAATCCCACTTCATTATAATTCCGCCACTCAAACCTACTAAAAAATCATTATCTTTATCTATATAATGATTAGATTCAGCAGTTTCGTAATGAGATTTATCCTCATATACAAAATCTATAAAAGGGTGTAATTTTGGTTTATAAGATTCTAAAAATTCAGACATATATTACATATCGTTTTCAGGGTCAGCACTAAGTGGTATTTCTCCACCACCTCTACCTATATTTACATCTGTTTTTTCTTCATCCATTTGAACTAATTTATCAACTTCTCTTAATTCAAGTAGTTTTTTAGGTACATCGGTAGCAATTTGAAGTAATTGTTTTTGACATTCCACCAACATAATAATATCTTTCTCATCGTTTAAATCTGTACTAAGTAAATCATCTACTTTATTTCTTATTTTAGAAATAACTTTAGGAGAATTATTAAAAGATTTAAGTAATTCTTGTCTTATTTCTTTAGATAAAGAAGTAACTAATTTTCTATAACAATTCATAGCAGATTTAACCTCATTATCTGCTATATAATCTTTAGGAAGTTTAGCCATATCCACTGCATATTCATGAACTTGTTTAGGACTAAATCCATGTTTATTTGGGAAACTATTAAAATCAGTGGTAAAATAAATATAAGTAAATTCGGCAAATGCCTTTTTTTTCTTTCTCCCGTCCACATCACCATCACTACCCTTATCTCTTTTAATAAGAGTACTAAATTCAGGATATAAAGCAAGTTCTGGCTTATCTAAGATAAGTTCACCAGATTCAAATTTAAAAAAGTGCATAAATTAAATATTAATCTTCTATTTTTTCAACTTTACTAATATATTCCTTAATTGGAGGGTCAACTAATAATAATTTACCTTCTCCAACTTTCGGTGGTTTATCAGTTTCTATAATAAGTTATTTTGTCCAATCGGCAATAACTTTATTATTTCTACTTTGTTCTAAAGTAATCTTATATTTAGGTATATTTATAAAAATTAGAGATTTAGTTATTTCCCCATAGGGAAAAGAAGGATGACATATTATGATTCATTATTATTACTATTTTGTTTTTATATTTATATAGTTATATATCTTCAATTTTAAAAATGTCTAATTCTTTATCAAATCTAAAATCATGATGTCCTGCATCTATCATTAATCCTCTTCTAATATCAGGATTTAAATCTGTTAAACATTTGCACCAGACAAAAACAAGATTATCATTATCTGTTTCTTTCCTGTATATTTTACCATTCTCTCCGCTCCCTAATTTAAATGTTTCACCTATTTTTAAATCTTTTAACTTCATATTTTATTTTCTAAATCTTTTACAATCCAATCTTTCCCTAAATTTAATTTTTTCCATTTTTGTTATTATATAGATATATGTTTGGCACAATTAAATTCAAAAACAAGATTTGAAATATTAAATAATTCATTTTCTTTTTCTTCTATCCATATACTTCCCTTAATTACTTTAATTCCAACAAAAGTTAAATGAATACTATAAATATTATAAGTACCATCTTCATTTTTTGTAAGTTCTTCTGGATAGTCATGAATTAAAATATTAAACCCATTATAAGTATTCAATGTTTCAGGTATATATTTAATTACTCTAGGTAATATACAACTAAAATTAATTACTGGATTTTTACTTTCTAAATTTAAAACTATACTATTTTCAATTGGTAATTCTTTATTAAAATGATGTATATTAAATAGTTTAGTAATACGACTTGAGTTATTATGTGTGTTTTCCATTTTTTATTTACATTTATATTATTATTAGGAATCTCCCCATAGGGAATAAGATGATATTATATTATGGTTTTATTATTTCTTTATTATTATCTTTAAAATCTTTTATAATTAATAGTTATCATGTATTTAAAGTAGTATAACCCTTTAATTTTGTAAAATCAAATGGTACACCGTTGTTTTTTAGAAAAGCATTAAGTTCTTTTATTGTTTTAATAGTTTTTCCTATGTAATCAGAAGTAGTATTTACACGCCATTTATTATTTTTATTACAAGAACAAATACCCACCGTTCCACGTCTTTTCCTTCCGTCATTAAAACTACTATCAAAAATTTTATCTATAATCTTTTCTGTTATAAGAGAATTATCTGTTATAATTTCATCGGATGAATTTTCCACGTCCCCTAAGTTTAAATCTTTTTCATTATTAGAACATTCAAAATGGAATATACCATTATGAACTCCTGTGTATGTTAATCTAGTAAAAGGTATAGTATAACTATTATCTTTATTTATATAGTTTTTAGATGGAAAATTGTCAATTATACAGTTACTGCCATGTCTTATAAACACTTTACCAGGAGTAAAAATAATATATTCATCAATGTTAGTTTCTAGATTATTATTGATTATAGTAGGTTGCAAACTTGGAGGTTTACCATAATTAGTATCTATTATTTTTTCTCCATTACAAATATCACATATAGTAAAAGGATTAGTACAAGAACCAGATGTTATAATTTGTCCTGTGCCATTACATAAAGGACATACTTGCCATTTGTTATTCATTTTCTATTTTTGTATCTTTAGTTTCTAT